GCGCCGGTAGTGAGTTGCACACCGGTTATGACCTGAAGACCGCCCGACGTAGCTTGAACATCATGTTTGCTGATTGGGCTAACCGTGGCATCAACCTGTGGACGATTGAGCAAGGCACGATTGACTTGGTGCAGGGGCAGAACACTTACCCGCTGCCCAATGACACCATTGACCTGTTGGAGCACGTCATCCGTACCGGTGCGAACGTAGCTTCGACTCAGGCCGACTTAACCATTACCCGCATCAGCGTCTCCACCTACGCTACGATCCCCAATAAGATTACGCAGGCCCGCCCAATCCAACTTTGGATTCAGCGGTACAACGGCCAGACTTCACCGACTGGGTTGGCTCTAAACGGGGCGATCACCAGTACTGCAACCACAATCACTCTTGATTCTGTGGTGGGGCTTCCCGCCGCTGGGTTTATCAAGATCGACAACGAGATCATTAACTACAGCTACATTGATGGCAACATCCTGTACAACTGTTTCCGTGGCCAACAAAATACCACAGCAGCAAGCCATACAAGCACAACAGCCGTTTACTGGCAGCAGGTTCCCGCTGTAACCGTTTGGCCAACCCCTGACAATGCCCAGACCTATCAGATGGTGTACTGGCGGCTACGCCGCACACAGGACGCTGGTGGCGGTGTGAACATTATGGACGTGCCGTTCCGCTTCATCCCTTGTATGGCTGCTGGCCTGTCGTATTACATCGCTGGAAAGATTCCGACCGGAATGGAAAGAATCCCAATGCTGAAACAACAGTATGACGAGGCATGGGAACTTGCAGCATACGAAGATCATGAGAAAGCTGCATTGCGGCTTGTACCCCGCCAGACCTACATTGGGAGGTAAGGATGGGTAATCGGTACGCTGCTGGTAAAAAGGCAATCGCGGAATGCGACCGTTGTGGTCAGCGGTTCAAACTCAGCGTGCTCAAGACCGAAATCATCAAGACAAAGAAGTACGACTTGTTGGTTTGTCCAGAATGTTGGGATCCCGATCACCCGCAGTTGCAGTTAGGCATGTGGCCGGTGGATGACCCACAGGCTTTGAGAAATCCTCGCCCTGACCGCAGTTATGTGCTGTCTGGTACAAACGGGCTGCAACTTGTTCCAACTGGCAATGGGCCGGATGGGGCAGGAACAGTAGAAGGCGGTAGTCGAATCTTCCAATGGGGCTGGTATCCAGTTGGTGGGTCGCAAGGTGTGGATGCTGGGCTGACACCAAATAATTTGGTTTTAGCCTTGGAACTTGGTACAGTAACGGTAAGCGCAACTTAAGGAGTCGATCATGGCAAAAATGGAATCAGACGCAATGGATAAAAAGCAAGATATTGCTTTAATTAAAAAGGCGTTCAAACAACATGACACCCAAGAACACAAGGGTGGCAAGGGCACATCATTGAAGCTGGCCAAGGGCGGCAAGACCAACGAGATGATGAAGCAATATGGTCGTGGTATGGCCAAGGTTGTGAACCAGCGCGGCAGCGCACGGAGCAAATAATGGCTACTAAATTCAGCGATAAACGAATGGGCAAAGAAGTGGGTAACGCCGCTGTCTACGCTGCACCGCACAACATGTCCGGTAAAGGTATGACCATCAATGAGTTAGAAGCATCTCGTGCTGGTGGCGTAAACCGTAGCGAAGCCCAAACAGTCAATATGAGCATTGGCAACATCAGCAAATCTGCGGGTAATGAGCCTATCAAAACCGATGGTATTAAAATGCGCGGCACCGGTGCGGCCACCAAAGGCTTGATGTCTAGAGGCCCGATGGCATGAACTACACGTCGTTGTATAACACGATTCAGACGTACACGGAGAATCAATTCCCCGACGTATATCTTGCAAGCGGTAGCACGGTTTCTGCGACTACGCAGATCAACATGTTTATCACGCAGGCTGAGCAACGTATATACAACATGATTCAGTTCCCGTCTATTCGTAAGAATGTGACCGGGGTAACAACATCGAGCAACAAGTACTTATCGTGCCCCGGCGACTTCTTGGCGGTGTATTCAATGGCAGTTGAGACTACCGATGGCCAAGAGTTTCTCTTGAACAAGGACGTAAACTTCATCCGTCAAGCGTACCCAAAGGCAACAGACACAGCAACTCCAAAATACTACGCATTGTTCGGCCCAACTACCACATCAGGATCAAGCCCTGTGGTCACCAACGAGTTGAGCTTTATCCTTGGCCCAACGCCAGATGCTATTTATAATATTGAACTTCATTATTACTACTACCCGGAGTCTATTACAACAGCATCAAGCGGCCAAACATGGCTTGGTGACAACTTTGATTCTGTGCTGCTGTATGGCTCCTTAGTTGAGGCATACACATTCATGAAGGGCGAGCAGGACATTATCAGTCTGTACGATACTAAGTTTAAGGAAGCACTTGCACTTGCTAAGCGTCTGGGCGATGGCATGGAGCGTCAGGACGCTTACCGCTCTGGCCAATTTAGACAGGCGGTGACCTGATGGCTTTCACAGGAAACTTTTCGTGCAATACGCTACGTTCAGGCTTGGCGAATGCGTCAATCAATCTGACGACTGATACGTTCTACTTGGCTCTGTATACCAACAATGCCACGTTGGATGAAACAACCACAGCGTACACTTCAACTGGCGAGGCTTCTGGCGGTAATTACACGGCTGGTGGTCAAGTTGTAACTGCAACGGTGTCATCTCAAACCACAGCTTCTGGTAGCGTCACTTATGTTTCATTTACTTCTCCAGCATGGACGGGAGCAATCACTGCTCGTGGGGCTTTGATCTATAAGGCCGGAGCAAATGGAGCAATCTGCGTTCTTGACTTTGGCAACGATAAAACATCAACCACATCATTCACTGTAACGATGCCTGCAAACACCAGCACATCCGCACTCATCCGACTCGTTTAAGGAGCAATAAATGTCAAATGTAGAAAAAGCCAAAGCAGCCGACACCATTGGCGGCGCACTTACTCGAACTTTGGAGGCTGGTGAAACAGCATCAGCCAAAGGCGTGTACCACATGCAGTGTTTTGATAAAGACGGCAAGCTAAAGTGGGAAGCTGAATGCCCCAATCTGGTCGTTAACGTCGGTTTGCAGGATATGAACAACAAGTACTTCCTTGGTAGCTCGTATACCGCTGCTTGGTATATTGGCTTGTACGGCGCAGGCGCATCAAACACCCCTGCCGCTGGAGACACCTCTGCCTCGCACGCCGGTTGGACTGAAGTCGTTCCTTACAGCCAAACAACCCGTCCAGCTTGCACATTTGCAACACCAACCACAGCCAATCCGTCTGTGGCGACCAACTCAGCCTCTCCTGCTGTTTACACCATCAATGCGACCTCAACTGTTGGCGGCGCGTTTTTGATTAGCAACAGCACGAAGAGTGGTTCAACAGGTACTCTGTACTCAGCTTCTGACTTCACATCCCCCGGCGACCGTTCTGTTGTGTCTGGTGACACATTGAACGTCACGTATACCCTTAGTCTGGCAGGTTAATCATGGCAACATTTAAAAAAGGCGATACCGTAAAACTGATTGGCGTTGTGCCTCTTGGCCCAGTGATTGGTATGCGCATGGATGAAGATGGCAATGTCTTCTGTTTGGTTGAGTGGACTGATGTTGATGGTCACGCCCAGCAGCGTTGGTTCGCTGAAGCCGAACTGGCAGCAGCCTGATATGAGCGGGGCATGACGAGTGTTCGGCATATCCGCATTCTCGCAGTCCCCCTTTTCGTCGCTTGCAAGCTCTACCTACAACGCAGACATAGTAGAGACAGCCACAGCGACGGATAGCGTTTCTTCGCTTTTAACTTTCCTTTCAGCCGTATCAGAGACATCCACTGCCACAGATGCGGTGTCTTCGGCTGCAACATTTCCAGCAGCTATTACCGAGACTTCAACAGCAACCGATCTGTTTATTGGGGGCATCATATATTCGGGGACTATTTCTGAAACAGCTTCTGCAACAGATCAAATAGCCGCCGCACAAACATTTGTCACTGCCATTACTGAGGCTTCAACAGCTACGGATTCTTTCGCAGGAGCGCCAGTATTTGCATCCAGTATTTCTGAGACTTCAACGGCAACGGATTCAGATGCTGTGGCTGCAAGCATTTTCAATGCGCCAGTGGTAGAGACAGCTACAGCAACCGACTCAGTTTCAGCCAAAGCCACATTCCAAGGTGTTATTGCCGAAACTTCAACAGCAACGGATTCCAACTCAGCCGCGCAAACTTTTGTTACAAACGTGGCAGAGACGGCTACAGCCACGGACTCCACCGCTGGGACTCAGACGTTTAAATCCACCATTGCCGAAACCTCGACTGCCACGGATGCAACAGCAAGCTCATTTGCTTTTATTGGCACGATCAGCGAGACATCCACGGCTACAGACACTGTCTCCGGTTCATTTTTATTCCTGAGTAACATTTCAGAATCATCCACAGCCACAGATGCGTTCAATGCAGCCGCCACGTTTTTGGCGTTTGTTTCAGAGTCCGGGTCTGTTGTAGATTCAACTTTTGCTACACAAGTTTTTCTGTGTGCGATCCAAGAAACAATCACAGCATCAGACTCATTCTTTGCCCGGTTCCTGTGGGAACTTATTGACGATAGCCAGACTGCAAACTGGGCCACAATAGATGACTCAGAAACCGTAACTTGGGCGACAATCGGAACATCCCAGACGGTTGAGTGGGCGACGATTGACACAGCAGAATCAGCAGGCTGGGCAGAGATTGATGACAGCAGTCCAACCACATGGACTCCAATAGGGACGGCATAAATATGGCACTCACACTTGCAGATAGAGTTAGGGAAACTACCACCACCACTGGCACAGGCACGGTTACGCTTGCAGGGGCAGTTACGGGCTTCCAATCATTTGCGGTCGTTGGTGACGGTAACACCACTTATTACACCATTGCCGGGCAAGGTACAGCAGAGTGGGAAGTTGGCATTGGTACATACACAGCTTCTGGCACAACGCTTTCTCGGACAACCGTGCTGTCTTCCAGCAACGCCGGAAGTTTGGTTAACTTTAGTGCAGGCACAAAAGATGTGTTTGTCACATACCCAGCGGGTAAATCAGTAAACCAAGATGCCAGCGGTAATGTGGGTATAGGTACGAGTTCGCCAACAGTACCACTGCAAATCTACAACGCAACATCAGCAGCTATACAGGTTGATGGAGATGCCACAGCAATTATTCGTGTCACACGATATTCAACCGATACTAACGGCCCTACTTTTCAAGCAAGAAAGGCAAGAGGAACTTTTGCGTCCCCCACAACAGTGGCATCTGGCGACACGGTAGCAACTTTTCAGGCAAGTGCTTATGGTGGAACAAACTATAGAGCAGTAGGCGCAATAACAACCGTTGTGGATACCTACACTTCTGACACAAACATTTCTGGCTATTTAACTTTTCAAACAAATAGCGGGTCAACAGCGACTACAGAACGTATGCGTATCACTTCCGCTGGCGGCGTATCGTTTGGCGCAACAGGAACTGCATATGGAACATCAGGTCAAGTTCTGACTTCGGCTGGCAATTCACCTCCAACATGGGGTTCAGTTTCGGGTATCCCTAGCATCAGCGCAATTTCATCTTTTAGCGGAACCATCTCAGCAACTACCGGTTCATTTACTGCAAGCACTTCTGGACTTGGAGTTGGTTCGCAGTTCACTTTAACCGGCGCAGGCACTGCTACTTCCTCCGGTACAACGCTTACCGTATCTGCCGTTTCGTCTGGTGCGTTTGGAGTTGGGCAGACCGTTACCTTCTCAAGTGCTTTCGCCGGTACCGCGACAAGTTCAGGTACGACACTCACAATTGCTACCGCTACTGCCGGTGCGATTGATGTGGGAACGGTGTTAAATACCACTTGTTCTATTACTGCATCTAGAGCCTTGGCGGTAATGACGGTTACCGCAGTAGCATCTGGCGGTATTCATGTGGGCATGGCGATTACTGGTTGCGGCACTGTTAACTCCTTTGGTACAGGCACTGGAACTACTGGCACATATAACATGAGTGCCTCTGGCACTGTTGCCTCTAATACAAGGACTGGTACAGGTACTTTGACAATTTCTTCGCTTGGCACAGGCATAGGCGGTACAGGCACATACACAACCGATAAAACGTACACCTACGGAACTGCATCCACAGTCACATATAACTCTGGAACAGTACCAACTCGAACAATTTCAGCCCTTGGTACTGGTGTTGGTAGTACTGGTACGTACACACTATCTTCAGGCATCGCTGCGGCAACTACGTCGATTACAGGAACAGCAATCACGTACACCGTAACTGCAATCGCAACATCTACCACTGGAACACTGTCTCCTGCTTACACGATTGCGTCTATATCAACATCTTCTAGTGCGGGTGTTTTTACTATACCAACAGGCGTTTCTAAAATTAAAGTCACAGTGATCGGTGGCGGTGGCGGCGGCGGTGGCGCAGGAGGAAGTACTGGCTCAGGTGGTGGTGGTGGCAGCGGTGGAGCGGCAATTCAAGTATTTTCTGGCTTAACTAGCGGCAATACCTTAACTATAACTGTTGGCGCAGGAGGTGCTGGTAATGCAGGAGGTGCTGGTAATACCGGAGGAACCAGTAGCATTGCATCAGGAACGCAAACGATTACAACCGCGAGCGCAACTGGAGGTGGTGGCGCGGGATTGGCATCCAATACTGGCGGTGGTGGTGGGGTTGGAGGCTTAGGCTCGGGTGGCGTGTTAAATATACAGGGTGGCGCAGGGGCTAATGG